CTAAAAACATTTCGTTAGCATTACCTGATATTTTAAATCCAGTAGATGATAATATTGGTTCGTGTCCTGAATGTGGATTGTAAACAGCATTTCTAAAATAAACATCATATTTTGTAGATGAGTTTAAAATAGGTGTAAAAGGTTTTCTCATTTTAACAGTTGTAATATTAGATAAGATTGAATTATCAACATCATCAACTAAACCTGTTAATTTAGAATATCTAAACACACCATCAAATGCTGTTAAAGTATTTTCATTGTAATCTTCTATAGCATTCGTAATTTCTGCCTTTAAAGTATCTGCTGTTTTAGCAGTACCTTTTTTATCAAACTTAGCATTAACAACTAGCATAATTGATGTTGTTATAGGGTCAACTATTTCTGGTCTTACTGAAGCAACATTATATGGTTTTAATTTATTTACTATATCTAATTTTGTTGTATCTGTTAATGTTGATCCACTAGGCGCCTTAATAGAAATTTTTACAACTCCGTAAATTGGCGTTTCATCATCTTCTCCACCCCAAGCACTAATTGATTGTGCATTAGGATAAATTGATTTAACCAAAGTTTCATAATCAGTTGTTGTAACTGCTCTATCTTGTGATGTGTATTGTAATGGTGCATTAAATCTAATTGACTCTTTTGATTCTCCCTCAGCACCGCCTTCTGCATTTGATTTTGTAACTATTGATATATCTGTAAATCCACCAACTGAACTTCCTACTTTAAATACTGAAGCGCCGTTTGCCTCTTCCTTATTTGTAATAAGATATTCTAATATTACTATATTACCATCTGCTAATTTATTTCCTAAAATACCATCACCAAAATAAACTTCAAATTTACCTGTGTCTGTTTCTTTTAAGAAATATGCTTTTGATGTACTATTTAAACCTTTTAGTCCAGACGCTAATGTGTAAGTTTCAATTGTTGTATCACTTGCTGAAGTTTGAACAGTAACTTTTAAAGATGATGTATCGGCATTTACACTAGGGATAGTAAATCTTTGGTCAACATCTGTACTATCAACTGTATATCTAAAAGATACTAAAGTACCTTCATAAATTGGCACACTAGAAAATTTGTAAACACCATCAACAGGTGTCATTGTTATATCTTCGTTAGTTATAAATTGGTAAGTTACATTATCTATTACCGAAGTAAAAACAGTTCCTTTGTCCATTGTAACCGAAGAACCTGCACCATCATTTAAAGTTATATCAACACTTGCCATAGGTGCTTTAGGTGATGTTGGAGTATAACCTAACATCTTTGCTAATGAAACAATATTTTTTCTTATGTCAGCACTATCCAAATACATTTCATTAGTCAACATATTAGCATTAAATCCTAAATAGTGTGTGTTGTATGCTAATGTATCTAATAGAACAGAAAAACCTGATCCCTCAAAATTATAATCTGAAAATTGTGTTTGGTCTTGTAAGAATGCTCTTAAATTATCTTTGATTGTATCAAAATCTAAATCTGCGACTATGAATTTATTACTTGCCATTTTATCTTAATCTTTCTAATATTGTTTCTACGGTTATATCCCCTACTACACCAACAACATAAAACATAATTTTTAAATTATAACTATTTCTATCAATATCTGGAGTTGCTAAAACTTGTTGTAAATTAATTCTTGGTTCAAAGTTTTGTAAAACTTCAGCAACTTTTCTTTGTAAATTTAGAGCAGTTAATGGTGTCATTGGTTCAAACAACATTGCTCTAACATCACTTCCTATTTCAGGATGAAAAGGTCTTTCAAAGTGATTTGTGTTAATTAAATTTCTAACACTTCTTTTTACTGCCTCAACATCTGTTAAACTATTAACATCATTAGTAACTGTATTACGACCAAAGTCTAGGTCTATATCTTTATAGATTCTTGTGGCTCGTTTTGACTTGTTAGTAGTGCTAGCGTCATAGTTTGGCATATCAGGTATATTTATATGATTTTTCTAACCGCCTGCAAATACATTTCCAGAACCTTTAATCATAGCACCTGCGTCTGTACTATCTCCAATTCTAGCAATATTTTTACCTACTGCAAATACTGTTGCTGAACCAACATTAACTACTTTAACGTGAGCTGGACAAGGTGGTACTGGAGGTGCTGGGTGTGATACTGTTGGATCAGTAATTCTTGCAACTAATATACCATTTGCAAATACTGTACCTTGACCAGGTGTGTCTAATTGTGTAATAGCAGTACAAGCGTGTCCTGTACTTAAATCATCACCCTTTCTACTAACTGCTGGCATTACTTAATTTCTACTTTCCCGCCAACTGCTTCAATTTCAGACTTGATTTTTTCAGCTTCTGATTTTTCAATATTTGATTTTAACTCGCCAGGAGTTTCTGCACTATCTTCAACAAAATTCTTTGCTTCAAGTAATCCCATATCTTTAATTGCTCTAACTGCCTTAATAACACCTATTTTCTTACCTGTGTCAAATCCTGATAATAATACATTAACAGTAGCATTTTCTTCTTCTACTTTAGGTACTGGTTGAGCAGCTGCTGTTAATTCACTTAAATTAAGGTTCCAAACTTTTTCCAATTTCTTGGATAACTCACCTGCTTCAACAACTGTTAATTTACCTAACTGTTCTACTAAATTATCAATATTACTCATTATTTACCTAACCTTTTTTCCCGACCTAATGGTAATATTTGCCATTTGGTCATTTCCTGACCTTTTTTACTAATCCATTCAACATATACCATTTTTTGTTTTACTTGATTTTGAAAAGACTTGACTGCCTTCTTAAATGAACTTGCTTCTATTATTTTTTCGCCTTTTTCATCATCTATAAATTTAAATTCTCGCATTTTACTCATAATTTCTCCTATTCCATATCTATCATTGCTAAATTGTCTTTTGAGTCATAAAAAACTTGGTCTTTCCAAGAATCATCCATTTCGGAATGTCTGCAATGAGTACAAACGATGGTTTTTTGTTTTTCCCCATAATCTTTTTCGCAATTTTCATTACAATGACATTGATAACCACAATTTTGACAATATTTTTCCATACTAATATTTATCCTTAAAATTTACAACGAATATGAGCATAAATTTCGTTTCCCGACAAATTTTTCGCATAGTTTTTTACTGATTCGTCTTTAAAATCAAAAAACACGCAATTTTCAACACTTTTTGAACAGGAAACCAGAACAAAAAGCGAACATAGTAAAAAAACTGTGATTTTGTTCATTTTTTGCTCTCTTTTTACTTGACTTTTACCCTATTTAGGTATAATATGGTACATATGAAAGACAAAAAAACAAAAAACATATTAGATAATTTCTATATGCCAAAATCTGCATTAAACAACAATATACCAATTGTTAGAAATGTAGTTTATAAAAGAATCAACGATATGAAGAAAGATATTAAGGATTTATCTCCTGATTTATCTAATTTCTTTATTGATAAAGTTGATACACAAATGAAAAATACAATTAACAAGATATTAAACGATTATTCTGTTGCCGTTGGTGATAGAGATATTGCTTAATTAAGGAGAAAACTATGAAAAAACTAATAGAATATTTAACTATTGCATTATCAATTGGAGGTACACTATGTTTAATAGGTGCCGTTGGTTCAATTGATGGTGGATATAAAGGAATACCAATGAACGATAATTGGTTGGCGTGTGGAGTATTTACATTGTTAGGAATAACTATGTTTATATTAGCACTATATTCACAAGAAATGTATAAAGAACAAAAATAAGAATTTACGAATACCCTTTAAGGGTTGTTTTTCCCCACCGTGATTAAGTTTGCGGTGGGTTTTCTATATACTGAAAGAAGTTCCACAACCACAAGAAGATGTTGCTTTAGGGTTGTTAAATACAAAGGCAGATTCAAAGTCATCATAAGTATAATCCAATTCCATACCTATTACATATAATTCGTACATTTTATCAATTAATAATACACCTTCTACAAGTATATCATTTGGACCCTTTTCATTTTCAAAAGACCAATCATAATTAAACCCAGCACAACCTCCACCTTTAACAGATAGTCTAACAAAGACTTTTCTGTTTTTTTCTGTTAATTCATTAAATCTTTTATGTGCGTTTTCTAGTATTGTTATCATTTATTCTCCAAATCCATCTATTGCTCTTGCGTGAAAAGGATTCTTTTTCTTATCCTCTTCATTTAATTCTTCGTACTGCTTTTTTCTTTTATGGTATTCTTCTTCTGTTAAACTATGCCATCCAATACAAAGTTGTGTAGGTGATCTACCACATTGACAAGCAGACATTATTAATCCTTTTTCTTTTTCTTCCAAGGTTTAAGGTCTAGTATAATATAAAAAAATACTCCGCCACAAAGGCAGATAAACAAAAATCCTAATATTACTTTTATTGCTGTTATCATATATTCCCCATTATGATTGCCATTACAATAAACACAATCACTAATACATAAACACTAATCATTAATCTCTAAATATTCCACCTAATTTCCATACTCCCCATAATGCCACAAAGACAAATAAGGCACTTAATATTCCACCTTCAAATAAAGCAACCAATGTAACTCCTGCCCAAAATAAATAAAACACTAAAGATTTCCAGTTCATTAAGAACCAAACTAATCCTAATCCAATTACTTTTAAATATTCTTTAATTAACATAAGTCATTCCTATAAATTTTAATATTAATAAAAATATACAAAATTGTATAAATGTTATATTCGTCATTGCCATAAATCCACCAAACATCACAGCAGTAAACATTATAAAGTTCATCATAACCAAATTAAATTATTGTGATAATAACCTAAACCTATTGCTATTAATATCATTAAGATCCAAAAATATATAAAGAGTTTAAACATTTAATCCGTAATTGGATCGTGTGTTAAAACGGACATTTGTTCTAATCGTGTTCTAGCATTATCTATGGTTATTTCTTTTCTATCATCCTCTATTTCTTTTGTTGCAAGTTTCGTTTCCCATTTAAGTATAATATTTTGTAAAGATTGAAAGTGTGGATTATTAGTATGTACTAAATCGTTTCTAACTTCTTTAATCTCTTCCAATAGTTCTTTAATTTGTTCCATATTACTCCAATAGTGTGGTAACTAAATGTATTCTATTTTGTTCCATACCATTAAAAAAATTATGATACTTTGTATTATCTGTTATATAACCATTACCATCAGCAGGCATATGAAACGCCAAATCTTCAATCACCATTATACAACCTTCATTGGTAATCACAGGAATGTGTAATCGTTTTTCTGGATCCCTATGCCAAGATAAACAAGTACGAGGTGGTTTCATTAAGAAACGCATTCGCCCTATTTTGAATTTTGATTTAATATCGTTCCAAACTTCTTCCACATAAGTGTCTTTAAACTCTGGACACAATTCAGTATATTTTGATTCATCCACTTTAACCAATCGTTGTTCTTCGTGGTTCGTGGTATCTGGATAAGTCCAATATAAACCTCGTACAATTGGTCCAACTAAAGAATTTGGATCACCAGGTATTCTATTAATGCAAATAGCATTAAAGTCTAAATTTCTTTTATCATCTGTACGAAAACCTAAATGATGTTGTGCGTCAAAGAAACATTTGCCTAGTTTTTCTATGTCTATATTAAGATTGACTTTCGTATGATGTTTGCTGATATGTTCTTCAATCATAAGACTATTTAGTCATTATAAATAAAAGTAAACTCCGTGCCTAGAAAACGCAAAGAGCCATTTGGATATCAACCTAACAATCCCCTTACTATCTACTATAAAAAATACATAGAAAAAGAAGAGCAACCAAAAAAGATAGTTAAGAAAAGGAAGTTAAATAATAACAAATAGTGATACAGAAATTAACGCCATAAGAATGGCCAGACATCCAGAGATGTAATATATCTTCTGTATCATTCAATAGTATTTAGAAGTTATATAATCACTAAAACCGCTCAGAAAAAATTCCGAGATTTTTTTGATTTTTTTTTCAAAGTTTCCCTCTTGCTCAGGTTCCCTAAGCATTCCTGGTGCGTTTGACAGCACTATGTAGTATTTGCGAATCGCCCATATGTAGTGTTTATTAAGTGAAAAACACATAGAGATTTTTCACTAAAATATCGCTTGACTTTCCGCCAGATTCCTATATACTAATAGAATCAATATGAAAGGAAATATGACAAATAAAATAACAACAGTATCACAAGTATTACCAACAGACTTTATAATTGCTGATGAATATACTGTAACTGAACCTGGTCTTTCACCATTTAACAAAGACCAAACTATATCACATAAAGAGTTAATAGAATATTTAAAAGATAATGCTTTAAATACTATTAATGTATTGCCAATGATGTCTGAACCAAAAACACCAGATCATTATAAAGACTATGATGTAATGACTAGTAAGATAAAAAAGATACTAGATAATGCTGAATGTGAAATGTATGAGATGATTGAAAATTACAATGAAAAGTATGAAGAAAATAATGAAGTTTATCCAATTGAAACTGCTGATTTAAGTAATCTGTTTAGTCAGTTATCCGACTACTGCGAAGATCACCAATAATCCGAAAAAAAATTACAACCAAAAATCAGTT